CTTTTACTTTCTACCTTGACTTACCCATTCCTGTACACCAAAAACGCCTACAATCGGCCCACAGTGCGCCAGGCGTCATCCTGTAAACCCTCCCAGGCTACCCAATGCGCGCAGGATCGGCGCCGCGGCGCCCAGTTTGACCCGGCCTGCATGCTATCGGCCGCCCTGGCGCCTGGTATGGCCTGGGCGCGTCCTGGGAGGGCCTGGCATGCCCTGGGCGTGATCAATCGGCCGGCCGGGCCCGGTTTGCCTGGCCTGGGCACCGGATCCCGGCAAAATCATGCGAAATCGGCCGCCAGGCCCCGAAATACATACATTTTCGCCCGGAGGCTAGACGCATGGGATAGCCATTAGAAAAAACGGCCTTTTTGGGCCTATTATCGCTCGGAAGCTAGACGCGTGGGATAGCCGTTAAAAAATTGACCCTTCCATCACGCATTTTCGCCCGGAAACGAGACGCGTGGGATAATTATTAATCGGAAGCCAGATGCATGGGATAGTTTTTTGTTGGAAGGTAGATGCATGGGATACTGTATAAGTTTTGTTAAGAAAAACGGTACAGGATTTGACCTGGCTAAAATTGACTGTACATCTCGTTTATAAATAGCTCTCAACTTAAATAAAAGGTCAAAACAATGTCCAACAATAATTATCTGCTTACCACTAAACAAGTTTGTGAGCGTTACAAAATTACTCCCACCACCCTGTTTCGAAAAATGAATCAATACCAATTTCCAAGGCCCACCTTTCCCGGTCGGCCTCATCAATGGTTAAAATTAGTGCTAGATCATTTTGACGAACAGTGCGTCGAGCAGTCTCTACAACGCCTTGACAAAAAAGCGGAGTGATAAACCGTTTACTACTCCGCTCTTAATATCCGCCGCCAAACCCTCTGCCAGGAGGCGCCCTGAAATCTTTGAGATCCGCGGCTTTCTGGAAGGCTAAGATCAAATTGCTAGGGAACCTCATGTTGAAGAAATCCCTGGCCAACTCATGCGCTGGGTACTGTGGCTTCTGAGCCCGGGTGTGGGCCTGTAGGTGAACCAGCTTCTTGATCTTGCGGTTCTTACCCTTGCCATATGCCTGCCATAAACCGTAGTTGTTCGGCGTCTTAGGTCTGTTTCTAGGATAGCCTATCCACTTATTAACCTGGTCTCTTTTGATCTTTGTAGGGACCTTTACGTTAAAGAATATATTGGACTTGTCAGTCCTTGTCTTGGTCTTACCTAACCCGCCCTTAATACCGCCAAAAGGGTTTAGCTTGATCTTAGATTTGCCAGACTTATCTTTAGCGGGTTGGGGTATCACCGTTCTGTTAGGTAACGCAGTCCCGCCAAAGACCATCCACTTCATGTAGTTTCTGGGTCCGTCAAAATACAAATGACCAGTCAGGTTGCTCTTGTTACTACCAGCGACCAGGAACCCTCTCTTGCTCCATGCAGTGGCATTGCCCTTAATGTACTTGTCGATCTCACCAGACCCAGGCTTATAGTTCATGGTCCTGCGAGCTTCGGTTATAGATCCGTCGTCAGTCTTCTTAGTGTAGTGCTTGATCCCGCCAAATGGGCGCTTAGAGACTTGCTTCTCTCTGATGTCGTATAGCGTCTTATTGATCGCCTTACTGACAACGAAGTTTGTGTGCCGCTGGTAATCGGGATGGAACATGCCGTACCTGATAGCGTCTATGTTGATCTTTACCTCAAGCATCTTCTTCTTCCTGGTCACCGTTGGCGATCATTTCTACGAACACCTGTTGGGAATACGAAAACAGATGACCTAGTAAATTTCTGATGTGATCCTGGTCAGTGCTCTTTTCGCCCATTTCATCTATGCACCACTCCAGGTATCCATCGACCTCTTTTTGGCTTATCACTAGGCAATAGTCGATCCGGTCATTTCTGGCCTCTATGGCAATCTCTCTAAGCTGTAGCTCTAGATCATTGTTCAGAAACTGTACGACATCCGCCATCTTCCTGCTCTCTTATGTACGACCAACACCCCCATATTAGCATTAACCAGGGCAGCGCCATAATCAGAGAAATGAACCCGATTGTAGACGCAAGGGATAGCTTAAATTGCTGCATGGGACATAGTCTCGTAATCGGCCGGCGTTAACTCAGGCAGGTAGGTGGCAGGCTTTTCTTTACTTACCTGATCCCGGGTCCTGAAAAACCCCTCATGTTCTGGATATTTCCGCATAAACGCTCTGGCGTAAAATGCCCGATAGTTATTGTTAAGTTTAAACTCAATAACGCCGTTACCGCCTACGTCCTTTTCCCAGCGTATCCGTTCAAATATAGCATTCGCTGAATAATTGCTAAACCCGCGGTTAATCAAATCAAAGGTGAACCCACAAAACAACCGCCATACGTCTGGATTGGCCTCTGTGAACTCTATAACTTGTTGCCGCATCTCCTCATACCTGTCTTCCATGCTGCCTCCTTATAATGCCCTAGCGCAATACGTTGGTTTATCACCCAAATAATTCTAAATTCTTATAGCCGTGCTCGGTTTTAGCCCACCTAGACGCAGAGGCGTGAGCTTCAATTCGCTCAATCAATACCGCAGCTCTTGCTTTAACACTTAAACATTCAACGTATGGGCCTTTCCATCGTCCATCTAAGCCAGAATTCCTACCGACATTCGTTGAATCTGCGGATGAAAAAGGAAAGTGAGAAAATATTGTTGGATCTAACATTCTTAGTCCATGCAACTTAACCTTTGGCCTACCCTCCTCGTCACAACAAACATTCATAGCTTCTGCCATGCGTCCCCACCAACTTTTACTTCCAACTTGTGCAAAATTACCGCTTGAACCAAACGCCACCCTCGGATATGCGCGACACAAATCAGCTAAAACTTCTAATGGCTCATGCAAATGCCAGACAGGAACTCCTTTTTTCCAAATATCGGAATCAACCGAATTAAACCAAGACGCTCGCATTTTTATATTTGCGTGGTGGTCTCCTTCGATTACGTCTGGCATTACATACCAATCAAAGCCTGGGTGTCTGTGCCATTTTTCTACAAAATCAGAAAACCCTTTAATATCAAAATCTTTTCCTGACTTCCAAGCACTGAAAGCACCATTATCAAGCGCAAAAGATTGACTGATCTCTGCCACCAAACCAATAGTTGAAGCATGAGCGTAAGAAACAAAAGCATGTCTTCCCTGCATTACCAGTTCTGTCTGCAATCCTCCGCTTAATGGCATTCCATGATAGTGAATCATGAAGTTAAACACTTTTTGCATTTGTTAAAATCAACAATGACGGCATTAAAAATTACGCAAGCTCTGCTCTTGTAATATCTGCACATACCAAAAACGTGTTCTTCTCGAACGCGGCAAGAGTCTCCATCAGGTACTTGTACATTTATAGTTATTGTTTTCATCTATAGACCCTCTTTTCTATCGTCAACATGCTGCCTCCTTATGATAGTTAGGGGCCTCGCACCCCTTCGGTGTCAGTTATAATCGCATTTTAAGTCTGCTTTAACACACTGGAAAGTTCGGACTATTTTTATTTGATTGCGTAATTCGCTATGTGAGACTGCCTCTCTGCCATTCTGCCGGCGGAGTGAGCAATTTCTAGTATTTGTACCAAACTTTTTATGTTGCAGTCAAACTTCTGCAACTGAGTCCTGTAATCGTAGTCCTCTCTCCAATCGGCATTTAAGCGACCAACCTTGATTTTAGCGGCCTCTTCCGCTTCATCTAAAGATGCAGCATATCCAGCAATTGCGGACCCTTCTTTTTCACACTTCCAATAAACAACCTTCACGCCTTACCTCCCATCTTGTCTTTTAGCTCGTCAATAACCGTCATCATGCTGACTATTGTTTGCTTGTCACTCTCATCTAAATGTCTCTGGTATCGCTCTAGCTTTACCAAAAGCCAACCCAGTTCTAGCACTTCGTACTTCGTTATTTGCTTCATCTAAAAGCCTCCTTAGTTGCATTGATTTACGATTTTGCCTCTTCTCCGCCAGTGTGGCGACGTGACCCTTCCTTATCTCACTCTCAAATATCTCAACAAAATATGCTGCCTCTTGCGCCTTCTCAATTACCGCTTTAGGCACATGACCTGATGGGAGCCCGTTGTCGTCCTTAAACAACATACCTATCGGTAGACCTAGTGCTCCCATGATCTCAGGACCCTTTGCCCCACACCCCAAGCAATGCATGATGATTCGCTCGCCCTCATCCCAAACCCCCATAGACGGAGTTTTGTCATCATGGACAGGACAGCAAGAGATCCATTTGTTTGTACCGCTTTTCTTAACATTAACCAGCCTGTCTAAGATTTGATCTAACACCCCTCACTCCTTTTATCCTTAAATACTTAATGTAGTTCATGACATCTTCATCGATATAATCCGCTGGAGACGGATTGATCTTGTTTGGCCACACTCCGAATTTCTGCTTGTAAGCATGCGAAGCCCAGCCAGGCTTAAACCCTCTCATCTTGGCATGCAGATGGAACTGACCGAGTATCTCTTGCTTGCGCTGCATGTCCGTCTTCCTGTTTGCCCTACTGAGCTCTTCTAGCATCTGCTGGTCAGACTGAAGCTTTGCAAACGACTTCATGACATACCCGCACTGACACCTGGGAGGCATAAACTCTTGCCAGCACTCCGGGCATTTTTTGACTACGGGCTCTTTCTTCTCCTTGGTTGTGCCCCGCTCAGAGTACTTACTGTCTCCGTTGTCAAGCTTGTAAGGCACTGCAGACTCGGCAAACCCATGCTTCCTGGTGTTACCTGCGTGGTCTAGAATAATCGCATCAACCTTCCCCTCGCACGTCCTTAACACTCGGCCGCATCGCTGCACCCAGGTGACCAGGCTTGCTGTAGGGAATGCATCAATCATGCAACTGACCTGTGGGGCGTCGTAACCAGTGTTCAACAACCTTGAGCAGCTCAGTATCTTAAACTCACCCTTGTCATGCGCGTCATAAATCCACTGCCGCTCTTCTACGTCCATGTAGCCATCGATGTGCTCGGCACTTATACCAGCAGCCCTGAACATCTCTACCATTGTCTGTGAATGCTTGATGGACGGACTAAAGGCAATTGTCTGCCGGCCCTGGCCGTGCTTCTGCCAGTTCTTGATAATGTCTCCAACCAGCTTCTGATCCTTCTCCACCGCTGTGGAAAGCTGTTTAGGGTCCCAGTCCCGGGCTCCTGTGAGCGTGTACTTCCTGCCAACACCTTTTAGGTCGGGTGTATGACCGGCAAAGTATCTAGCAGGCACCAGGTATTCTTGGCGTATCAACTCCTCACTGGTGATCGGGACAATCAGATCGTCGTAATGTTTACCAAGGCCCTTGCTGTATGGCGTAGCAGAAAGCCCTATGAAGGGCACTGCGCCGTAATCGCTCATGATCTGAGTCAAGCCCTTATAGTGGATGTGACACTCGTCTACGATTGCGACGTTAAAGATAGGCTTACGCTTTCTTCGTATCAGCGTCTGAATGCTGGCTATTTGTATCTGTGCATTTGAATTAGCTAGTCTGTGCTCGCCCTGGATAACGCCTACGTCAACACCGGCTGCGTGAAACGCGTCTATCGCCTGGTCTACTAGCTTGATCCGATCACAAATGAATATGCCGCGATTCCCTTTCTTCGCAGCCTTTGTAAGTATGTCTACCGCTG